TCTATCCCTATTATCACTGTTCTATAGCGGGTCTACTAGATGTCTTCTAACTAATAATCCCAAGCCCTCCGAAGGGAGGAAGCACCCTACATTGTGGCCCACCATCTGTAGAAAAAATACCTCTTTTGATATTTTAGGGAGTACTAAATAAAACTCCCCTTTTTGTTTTACAGATACAAACTTAAAATCATTAGGGGGTAGCTCTTCCCTTATTAACACATAAGGGTCTTTAAGTAAGATCTTTTCCTGAAACATCTTCTTTGGGAGGTTCATCGTCTAGAAAACATGGGGTGGCGTCCCCAAAGTTACTTTGTAAATATTCATATTCATACTTTTCCCTAGCTTCTTTTTCAGAAATATTATAGTTCTCTTGCAGAGTTTTTAAAGTTATCAACTTAGAATAGCAGGCCACGGGAGGCTTTCCATAAGTTTCTACGCACCCCATATAAGCATTTTCTAATCCTGAATATAAAAGAAGGGTGCTTTCAGCATCCTCTATTGTTTTTTCGGTATCGCTCATTCTTCTGGTTCTACATCTATTACTTCTTTAGTGTTAACCTTTAAGGCGCCTCCGCCCCTATCAGCTTTTGTGTTGTTAAGTATACTTATATCAATTTGTACTTTACCACTTCCTCCCCCAGTTTTAGCATTTAACCCCATATTTCTACGTATAAGTTGATCTAATTCTGACAGTTCTTTAATAGTCCTAGGAGCCCTTAAAAACTTTTTACTGTCCCGTAGGAGCTGTATACCCATAGCCGCAACGTAGCTTTGGTACTTATCCGCAGGAGTCGTTTGGGCTTCTGCTATTTCCATCATAGCTTCATCTTCAGCCACCCTAGCCTCGTATTTAGCAGTTTTAATAGCCTCATCCGTTTTACCTTCTAAATTATCATCTAATGCTGTTTTTAAAGGGTCTGCATCTTCCGGCATAGGGTTGGATGCGTGCGGATTACCCTTAGGTTCTATACCTTCATTGCGTAACCATAGTCTTAGTGTGGAATTGCTTATACCTAATTCCTTACTTATGTGTACCAACTTATAGTCTTGTTTGTACATTTCTAAGGCTTTAGGCAGTAGCTTAGACTTTTTCGATTTTGTAGGTTTCTTAGCCAAGTATATAACTTATACTATTTTAATTGGTATTTTTCAAGTTGAATGAGTAAGAAGACATCTTTATACGAACCTTTCATAGACCCAAAAACTAAACGCATGGATGTGGGGGGTTTACTTATACCTCCCACTAACACTATAACTGCGTTGCTATACGGGTTTGCACACCACAAAGCTAACAAAGCAAAGGAGTATTATTTTTGGAGGTTGGCCGATGAGCTATGGAACCATGAAGATCTACCCGAACCGATGATGGTTAAGCACCCATGGGCTGTAGAAATGATAAAAGCAGTTATACGTAATAAATACGTAGCTATTGGGGGAGCGGCTAATAGTGGTAAATCCCACACAATGGCCGCATGGGGGATCTTAAATTGGTTGGCCCAGCCTAGAGATACGCTGGTTCTCCTCACATCAACCACGCTACGGGAAGCAAGAAAAAGGATTTGGGGTTCAGTTATATCGTTATTGATGGTTATCGATGGGGCACCCGTCAAAATACGGGATAGTATTGGAAGCGCTTGTTATATAAATGAGTCAGGAGTGCTTATTGATAGGGCGGGGCTGTCTTTGGTTGCGGCTGAACGCAGTAGAACTAAAGATGCTATTGGTAAGTTAATTGGTATTAAGCAGAAAAAAATAATATTGATAGGTGATGAGTTATCTGAACTGTCCCCATCTATTTTAAATGCTTCATTATCTAACTTATCTAAAAACCCATCTTTCCAGCTTATTGGGATGTCCAACCCTGCATCACGTTTTGATGCTTTTGGCGTGTGGAGTGAGCCTAAAGAGGGGTGGGATTCCATTGATACTAATACAGCCGATGAATGGGTAACTAAATGGGGAGGTGAGTACGTACGTTTTGACGGGGAAAGGAGTCCCAATGTACTAGCAGATGAAGTTATATACCCTTGGCTACCAACGACAGAGAAGCTAAACGAAGACAAAGCTTTGTTGGGGCAGGAATCACGCGGCTATATGCGAATGGTTAGAGCGGTATTTTTTGACTCAGATGAAACCGAAGGTATTTATTCCGAAGCGGAACTAGCTAGATCAGGGTCTTTAGGGCGTGTTGACTGGGAAGGAAACCCTACACCAATAGCTGGAGTTGACCCCGCATTCACTAATGGGGGTGACCGAACAATATTATACACCGGTCTTGTGGGGTATAATACAGATGGTCAGTACTGCGTTATGTTTGATGAATACGTACACCTTAACGATGACGCCACGAACAAGGCGGTCCCTAGGACGTACCAGATAGTCAGGCAAATAAAAGCCGAGTGCGAGAAGCGTAAAATCAAACCCGAAGATGTGGCTATAGACAGCACGGGAGCGGGCGCACCTTTTTGTGATGTACTATCGGGGGAGTGGTCGGACGCTTTTTTGAGAGTTTCCTTTGGAGGCAAGGCGTCAGACAAGCGGGTATCATCTAACAGTAAGTCAATTGGTACTGAACTGTATTACAATAGAGTAAGTGAGTTATGGTTTGTAGGTAAGGAGCTTATACGAACTAAACAACTATTCGGGATTAATGGTGATCTAGCTCAAGAAATAACAGGACGTAACTACGATATGGTTAAAGGTACGTCCCTCCGTATGAAGATAGAAGCAAAGCCTGAGTATAAATCCCGCTTCGGAAGGAGTCCCGACTTAGCGGACGCCGCGTTTCTGTGTTTGGATTTAGCTAGGCAAAGACATGGGTTAGTAGCAGTAGACCCTATAGAAGATGGGGAAATTAAAGGAAGGAGATCAAAAAGGAGATCCATCAGAGAGCTATCCGGAATACTATCTGCCAACACTTTAGAATAGTGACACCCCCTTAATAAAATTATTTATAACTATAGTTTCAATTGTTTCTATGTTTTAAGAAACAATTGAAACCCCCTCCTATAAAAAGATTATTATAGGCCAGCACCTTACTTGATCCCTTGACTTTTCGCTTTAAAATCTTATTTTTAAGGTCATGGCTTACCCTTCTAAATCGGACATAACAGGCAAAACTTCAAGCGTCCCATTATATTTTCCTAATTATAAGGGAGAGAGCCTAAGTATAAGACTACCAAACGGTAAGCTATTTCCAGGCTGGGTTAAAGCAGAGCACGCTAAAATCCTTTTGAACAGGGGGGAAATATCAAAAAAAGAGTATACTAGGGCATACAAAAACAGGTGGGATACCATCGACGCGCATGGCCCAGAAGACTTAAAAAAAGTTTTTTGGCAGGACGCCGACATACTAAAAGCACTTAAAACTGAACTTACCATCGTAGCCGCAAACGCCCCCTCAGATGCGTTACTTTCTTTTGAGGAGAAGCGCCGAGCTTATGGTGGTATTACTAAGGAGGAGGCTAGTGGAGCAGATACATATTACGAGGATTACAAGAAAGAGTTGGAGGAAAGTATAGCTATAGTAGAAGCTCGTTTAAAAAAACCAGAGTTTTTTACAGATGAAGAAGGACTCAGACTGCGCTCCAGTGGTCTTTCTATGTATGGGGACACCGCACAGCCTAGGTTAGAGGGGCCAGGAAATTGGGACCCCACCATCACTGAGGTGGATTACGAGGATACTAAAGGACGCTATGGGTATGGACAAGAATCAGGTGAAGTACCAGAAGGGCGTGCGAGAACACTGGCCCGCCAGAATTTTGCTGAAGAATTAAAAAACAGGATGGGAGCTATGTTGGCCGGAGAACAGGGAGCCCAAGATTCCGACCTAGCTAATTTAATACGAAGTACGGATTGGGGTAGGCGTCATATAGAAGGAAACCGCTATACGGGCGCTTCTACGGATGATTTTCTAGATGAGGGAGGAACTGTTACAAATGGCAAGCCTATTCCCGAATACGCCGTATCTTCTAGAGACTTTAAAGGGGAGAGTTATGGTTTACCAAGCGTTGACCCCACACAAATCCCAGCGGAGTCACCCTCCCTTCTAGGGGAAAGCGAGAAAACCAGAGCGGCTCAGCTAGGTCTAAGCCAAGAACAAGTAACTGGATTTTTACGCAGAGAGTTAGCCGGAAGCATCAAAGATAATTTAAAAGGAGACAGAGACTTCTATAAAAAAGGAGCCAACCTAGGAATCCTAAACCGAACAACCGACGTTGGTTCTGGGTTGGGTATAGGGGGCGTGGGAATAGAATCATTCGGGGTATCGGGCTTAGACCCACAAGTTAATCGTGGGGATACTCGACGTGCTGTGGAAAAGGTTATAGGAAGAACGGAGGCCAACCTCGCTAAAGATGATGCGGGTTATGGGTTCCCATCTCCGGAAAAGTTTGCTGAGCAGTCAGCAGAAAGGCAGAGAATGCACGACGAGCGCATGAAAGATTCTAGAAATTTACTAACAGGAGAAAAATCAGCTCTCGATTATCTGGAGCGCAATAAGAACGTAGCTAATCAAGCCCCATTAGGCTCTGATACTATCATGGGCCGCTCCAGAGCTAAGCGAGAAGTAGAAGCTCAGAAAAGGAAAGAAGAAAAGGAGCAGAGAAAAGCCACAGTGAATAGAGCAAAGCAGATAGCAAGGGCTAGAAAAGATGGAGGGGCTCCCCAAGGAAATCCTTTAGGCGCACTTTCAATGACGGCAGGGTAATTAATATTATGGCAGATCCTTATACTTCAATGGCGGATAGAAGACGCCCCATAGGCCGTGAATCTTCTAGATTATTTAGAACAATTAAACAGGCTACGGAGGCGGGCGTTCCCGCATCCGCTTTAACAGATATAGGCAGGCGTGCAGTTAATTTAAGAGCAACGGAGCCTAGTATATCGAGACCCGAATTTAGGGCGTTAGAGAGAGAAGGAGGTGAAATTTCATCACTAGCACAAAGGGCATCAATTGACCCCAATATAAATTTTGAGCGTGATGTAGCCCCTTTGCGTGCCCAGTATTTTTCTGATGTTTCGTCTCCTTATTCTTCACTAACTGGAAGGGAACAGGATATGTTGAGGAGTAGATTTACATCCCCGCTAATAAACGAACCAGCGGCGGCTATGGAGGCGGCGCAGAAAAAGGAACGGGCGGAGGTTGATTTCGCACAGTCTTTATTAAATTTACGTAACACCGCAGATAAGACCCGCACGGCTCGTGTGGCGGAGGAAAAACTACCTGCCTTATCCAAGAGTCTTGCAAATATTATTAGTTCTCCGTCAGCTCCGGCAGATAAATTAACTAATATAACAAAGTTAGGTTTAAATAACCCAACTATAGCCGGAGACCCACGTGTTGTTTCTATGATTAATGCCGCTGTTGCTAATGTAACGGGCAAACAACAATCAGCTAGGTATAGGGATAATCAAACATTCCAGGTTGCTATATCTGCCGCGAGAGCCGGAATAACACAGGATGTTAATGCACTGTTTCCTGATACGTCTGACCCAACGGGTAATGCTCTGAGAGCATTAGCCAAGGGAGTTGCGGATGGAGAAATATCAGACGCTAAAGCAAAGAGTATTGCCGACCAACTGTCGCGTCAAAATGATTTAGGTTCTTATAGGTTAAGACAATTAGATACCATACGTAAGAATATAGCGGTCTTACAAGAGGATTATTTTGGAATAGATCCTACAGACCCATCTAAGGGTCCTCCTTTAAACATAAAAAAAGCTAATATAGTTAGGGCCATTGAAGAGTTGAGAGACCTAATAGGCGAAGAAGCGGTAGCTAGACTAGGATTTAATGAAGGCGCCGTAGCTAATATAACGAGTGAGGCCGCCGCAGATAAATTATTCGCTACTATAATATCTGCATCTAGAACTAATATTCGCAAGAAGAGGGCTCACGCTGAGTCCCAAGGATTTACGGAATCCCAGAGGAGCCGTGCCACATCAGACACTGTTAGTCGTATGCTGGGCACTTAATAATTTAAACTAACAAAAACTAAATAACCAAATCTGCTGTGTCAGACGCTTACAAAGACC